TTACTGCACTTTTGTGAGTACGTACACCATGCCTAATTTTTCTGTTGCAAACTTTACTAGGTCAATTTCCGTTGCTGAAACAAAGTAGGCTACGTACATTTCGCTTCCATCGAAGTACACCGCAGAAGTGCCAGTGTCAACGGTTCCGTCCTGCTTGTAAGCAGTATTAGCTTTCCAGGTCTTATAGCCACAAAACGGCATTGCCATAGGTCTGGCTGCGTCTCCATTGATAACTACCGAGAAATCGCCTTCCGTGCGAAGGATACCGCCCTCTAAGAAAGAAATGGAGTTCCCCTTCTGAACAGAGTAATGGTTAATCGGAATAGGGAAATCCTGAATCTTGCTCAGTTCCCACTTGCCGCTCATAACCTTGCTGGCATCAAACTTCTGTTCCTGTTTCTCATTGTCGTCATCATCGCTACTGCTGCATGATGTGAATGATGCTCCTGCAAGAAGTACCATTGCTGCTAATAATACCTTCTTCATAATCCTTATATATAATAATGTTATATTTCGATTCCGTTATCAGCAAGAATCTTCCTGAGAAGACGAATCTCGCTGTCCTTAGACTTGATAGTCTCGTTCTGTGCGTTGATGATCTGAATGAGCTGTGCATTCTTTTCTATTAAAGACTGCTCTTCTCGCTCTTTTGCCCGTTCTGTGCCAGTTTCGATATTCTGGTTGTTGTGGTGGCCAAACATACTTGCTATTACTGACGTTGATGGATTCGAGCAGTCTTTTGCATGCTGAGCTGCTCGTTCTATTTCCTCTTTTATCAAGTCGTCAGCAATATGTAGATGCGGATAGCTGCCGGACATTCTGTTTAGCTCTCTTTTCTTTTCATCTAGCTTTTCAGGTAAGTACATTGGACCAGTGCCCGTTTCAAACCACTGATCGTTAACCATCAGCGAATGCTTCATCTTGCTTATGTCCACCCTGGTGATGGCAACTTTGCCATCGAGTTTCCTTCCGATATTCTTTATATCGGTCACCTTCATGAACTGCTGCTTGTTAAGCTGCTCGCACCTCATTACTTCCTTCAGTCTTTCTTGTAGTCCTGCTACACGATTTTCTGTTACTGCCATACATTTTTAGTTTTATATATGTAACTAAAACCGTCTAAAGTGCTAATAAAGGTTAATAGTACAAGAAAAACGTGTAAATTTCTTGGTGGTTACACGAAATTCATGTACCTTTGCACTCGTTACGGTCAAGTAACTAACTAAGCCGTTACAAACGGAGGCTTGTGCGACCGAAAGTACGTACTTTACATTGACATTGCAAATATACGACTTTTTTCGCATACCTCCAAATTTTAAACGAATTATTTAAGTAACCAAGATGAAAAAGGTCGCAAGAATAACAAAACAGGACATATTGGGCATCAAACCAGGAAAATTTGAAGTCTTTCTGCTTGAGTCCGCAAGAGCAGTTCGGTCGGCAGTAACATACGCCTATCAGCTTGCTCAATACGAAGATTTGCCGAAGGGCGTGCTTAAATACTCAACCTCGGCAGATTACAAGAACCATACGGCGATTATCACCGCTGTTCCGGTTGAGTAGTAAATTTTAAAAGATTAAAGTATGGAGGAAATTATAAAACTCGGAAGAACCGATACAATGACATCTCTCGAAATTGCAGAGATAACCGGGAAAAAGCATGCTCATGTGATGCGTGACATTCGCTCATTGATAGAGCAGGGAGTTAACGGATCCAACTTTGGATTGGTTAATTATAAAGATAAAAAAGGAGAGGTGAGGCCAATGTTTGAGCTAACACCAAAGGGTTGCTTGATTTTAGCGAGCGGCTATGACGCTTTGCTCCGTGAGAAAATCATAAATAAGCTTGAAGAACTTGAGAAGAAGAATCACCTGGAGCAGTATCAAGTACCTCAGTCTTTCTCCGAGGCCCTTATGCTTGCAGCAAAGCAGCAGGAGAAGATAGAGCAACAACAGTTTGCTCTAGAATCGAAGAACAAAGAGATTGTACAGCTCTCGGCTACAATCACCGAGATGCAGCCAAAGGTTAGTTATGTTGATACAATCCTTTCGAGCAAGGAGACCGTTACAACGACACAGATTGCTCAAGACTATGGTCAATCAGCAAAAGCGTTCAATATCTTGCTGAGAAACTTCGGCGTTCAACGTAAAGTTGGTGGTCAGTGGATTCTCTACGCAAAGTATCTCCCTTGTGGTTACGTTCAGTCAGAAACAGTTTCTATCACTCATCGTGACGGTAGTGCAGGTTCTGTAATGCACACAAAGTGGACTCAGAAAGGAAGACTATTCTTGTATGATGAGTTAAAGAACCGTGGTATTATACCGACTATAGAGCAAGAATCAGTTAAAAGGTAAAGCCTATGCCTCGCAAGAAAGTATCAGTAGAGCCTGTCGAAAAGATATGGCTATCCACAAAAGAGTTCGCCAAGTATATTGGTATGAGCACAGGATACATACACGACTTAAGAAAGAGCGGCCAGATTCATCATTATATGATAGGTAATACCGCATTCTTCAAAAAGTCTGATGTAGATGAGCTGATTGAAGGACACAAGGTATGTTGATGTCCAAGGATAGAATACTTTAACATATTTCGTATATATTTGAATTTGCCCGTGAGGGTTCTGTTGCTTTAATGAAAAAAACTCATTGTTAGTTGGGTATTGTTAACTTAGTTCACAGCGGTGAATAGCGGAGCGGATTTTAATTGGTTAGTCCGCTCCAAAATGGACCAGTAGCTCAGCGGAAGAGCAATCCCCTCCTAAGGGATAGGCCACGAGTCCGAATCTCGTCTGGTTCACACTCTCTTACTAATTCCGTTTCGTGTGTATCTCGAACGGTGCAAATGTAAGTCCACGACCTTATAAAGTAGGTAGTCCGTGCAGCTACAATCTTGCATCAGTAGAGATTCTAAAAGGATAGGAGAAGTAGTTCTTTGACATATTGGACATATAGCGCATTATAGCGTTAGTGTACGTGTAAGATAGTACGGGTAGAGCGGATTTAATTATCTCAGGTCGGGAACCTATAGCGAAGATGCCCAGAAGGAACGCACGTAGCACGGAAGACCAGTTAGACAGGATTTACTCTTTCATAAATTTCCCATCCGCCGAACTGCCACGGAACGAAGAATTGTCGTGGTAAGCGGCGGATCAATGAGAAGAAGATGTAAATCTCTGGCCGAAGGTGCCTGGACCTATCACCCCGGCACCGGAGAGTCAAAGAACCCTATGGCCATGCAAGTCCACCATCGAGAATGGTTGGCGTTGGCAAGCCTCTTATATTATATATAAAAGGTGTAGAATACATAGACTTGAGGTTCTTGCTAATTCAGATAAAAGAGGCGACTGGTGTAATTGGAAGCACTGCGACAACTAGATGATACCGTTCTTATCGTCGTGAGATGGGGGTTCGAGTCCCTCGTCGTCTCCCATAGATTACTTTTGGATTTGGTTAGAGGCACAACGATGCCTCTACGCTGTTTTTTATTCGGTGTGACATCTGTCTGTGAAGACAGGCTCATATCTTGTTTCTAGATTACATTTATTAATAATGTTTTGCATAACTGTGGCAGCTCGTCTGTGAAGATAGGCTGCACAATACGGATCTGTAGCTCAACGGTAGAGCGCCGGAGGGGCATCATCCGGAGACAGGAACGTCCGACTCGTCCCAGATCCACGAAGAATGAAAATTGTGAGTATAATTTTAGTTTAAAATGCATTCTGGTTAACTCTCCTGGCGAGGAGGTGATCGTATTATTATTGTTTTGATTTATTTTTAGTTTCGTGCGCTCTGTACGTGAGTATCGGGCGCCTTAAAATAGCCCATTGTGCGTAGTTGATATATATTCAGGTGGCGTAGCTCAGTAGCAGAGCGCCAGGGGAAGGCCCTTGGAGGTCGATGGTGCGAGTCCATCCGCCACTCCAAAAGATACTTTTCATTTTTCCTAAATTTTAATTAAAACGTTGAAACTAGCCCAGTAGCTCAACTGGATAGAGCCGTGGAATCAGCCGCGAGGTTGGGAGTTCGAGTCTCCCCTGGGTTTACTATAAGTTTGTTCATGGAAGGTTTATTTGTTTTGTATTATCTTAATGGTCTGAAGGCGTTCAGCAATAAATGATTCAATATTATTCCATAAATACTCATCTCGCTTGTGAAAGTAGGAGGAATTTGCTGCATTAGCTCAGTTGGTTAGAGCGCTCGGTTTGTACCCAAGTGGCCGCAGGTTCGAGTCCTGCATGCAGCTCAGTAATGTATATGTCATAAGTTTTTTAGTTTTTAATGGTACAAGAAGGGAGTGAGGTCGTCAATTCGGCCTCCTCTCGATTGCTTTGAGTTGAATTCAATATGAAGGTAAAAAAGGCAATAAGAATCCGCAAGGAGAATATCAGGGAGCTCAAGAAGCTAGAATGCGTCGAGAGTATTGAACAGAATGGAAGGGACATTCTCGTTCACCTGAATCCAGAGTACACGGAAGGAAAGCAGGAGGCTGTCAGAGACGAGTATCTCGTACAATGGGGCAGCGGTAAGTGGCAGCGCTTCGGCGAGGCAGCGTTCAATCATCTCTACAAGAATCCTGCAAAGGAGGCGGGTGCGGCATGGGACGAGTAGGTTCTAAGAAGTATTTTGCTCCCGACGGGAACGAATACGATTCAAGGGAAGAGTATCTGTATTTACAGAAAATCTTGGATGATCCTAATATAAGCTGCATCCACAGGCAGGTAACCATCACTGCAATCAATCCGGTATGGATGCTGAAACCAAAGCAGCTTAAGACTAAGGTCAAGTATGAGAGAAGGTCTCTGCTTTACGGTCACAACTATACCGCCGACTTCGTTTATCGGGAAGGCGATAAGATTGTGATATGCGATGTCAAGAGCCTCTACACATCAAAGCTAAGAGAGTTCTCGATAACGACTAAGGCTGTTGTGGCAAGACTTATCGCCCACAACAGGAAACGTCATAACGGTGAACCTGTCGTGATTTTCCGAAAGGCTATCAAGATAAAGAAGAATGAGTGGAAAATTGTTGATTATCCACCGTCCGACTGCTATATTATATAATTTAAGGTGTAAAAATGAAAAAATATTCTGTTGTTGTATATCTATTCTTAATGCTGATCATTGTCGTGGCGGCGGAGATAATCAATCTCTGCTGCCACTTGTTGTTCGGCAAGAAACCAATCAAAAAGTTTCAGCTATGAGTATCATTATCAATAGTTTTCTGCTGACGGTACTTATGTTCGCAGCAGGTGCGTTTATCACAAAATCCCTTGGTTGGGATAAAGAAGACTAGTAGTTTAATTATAAATATTTTAAATTATGGACAAAGACAAAATTATCGTCAGTGTAGTAATTGACAAGCAGGCTCTTATTGACAGAGCATTCGACATCTCGAAGAATCCTTCTGAGTTTGACGAAATCAAGAAGGTTATCGATGGCAAGAACCAGTTTACTCGTGATATCGACGAGATTGATGATGAAGGCAAGAAGGAGAATAATACGAACCTCTTCGCCAACATCGCATTGGACATCATTCTCAGTGATAACCAGGAACTGGCAATCACCAAGCGCCTCAATTCGCTTGAGGACAAGAAGAACTCTTTCCTCGCTAAGATGAAGAAGCTCGGTGAACTCCAGGAGAAAGTAAAAAACGGAGAGATGCCTGGCGTTGAAGGTCTCCGTGAGTTATTGAAAGTAATGGAGGAGGGCAAGTAATGGGCGTAGTATCAAAGTACGGAAACCTGTATGATGTCAAGAAGAACATCATCTGCCACGCTCCTGTCACTTCTTCCCATTTCGAAAGTATTTTGAAGAAGGCCAATGTGCTTCCTATGATGGATGGTGTCACAACACCAAAGTTGTTCGGAATCCACGCAGTCAAGAAATTTAAGCGTGGACGCTGGCGCCGAGTATTAACACATTAATTCGTATAACAATGAGAACAAGAACAGCATCTTGGTTCGAAACCAAGATTAAGTATCAGAAATGTATGGAAGACGGCTCTGAGAAGGCCGTTACCGAGTCGTACATCGTGGAGGCTCTGTCTTGCACAGAGGCAGAAGCATCTATCATCAAGGAGATGGCTCTTTATAGTCACGGGGAGACCAAGGTTCCTAGTACAAAGAAAGCCAACTTTAATGAGATTTTCTTCTCGGACAAGGACGATGATGACAAGTGGTTCTCGGCAAAGCTCCAGTTTATCACCATCGATGAGAAGACTGATAAGGAGAAGCGTAGCAACGTCAACTACCTCGTTCAGGCTAAGTCGTTGGCTCGTGCCTTGCGTTATATTGACGAGGTGATGGGGAAGACCATGATTGATTACGATGTCGTAGGCCTCAACGAGACAAAGCTGATGGATGTCTTTGAATATAAGTCAGCTTCCTCTCCTGAAAACAAAGAGAATCAGAATGAGTAGAATCAACGAAATCATCGCATCTATGCCGCCGGGCGAAGCTGCTGCCGTGGTCCATCTGAGAGAGGTTCATTCCTGCCTGATGGAACTCGACACAAATCACGCTAGAGCTCTGGCGGCTAGAGCTGTCTTCCTAGACTATATAGAGGGTACGGGAAGAAAGCTCGGTAAGATTCCACGTTGTTACGAAAGAGTTAACTCTAAGGGAGAAAAGGTTAACGTGGAAACTTACTTCTGTTACATTAATAGAGTACATTAAATCTCAAAGCTATGGCAAACAGTAAAATCGCTACATACTATAAGAGAAGCTGTCATGACTGCATACTGCTAGGGTTGTGTGATGACCCCAAGGCAAGTAACTCGGTGGACTACGTTTGCAGGCATTGGGATTGGAGGTACGAGTGATTAATTTTTAAAACAAAACATAATGGAAAATGAAAATCCAGGATACGAGGTCATGCAGGTTAGCCATGACCAGGGTATCATTCAGGTGGATGCTGTAGAACGAGCTAACGTCGATTCTCAGGTTGCAACGGCAAAGCAGTATCCTAGAGACCTTGCAAGAAGTGTAAACAATTCAATCGCTATGGCTACAATGGACTATGCGACCGCACAGAGCTGTGGTTATGCTCTTCCCCGTGGCGGCAAGCCTATTACTGGCCCGAGCGTTCATCTTGCCAAGCTTCTTGTTTCAAATTGGGGAAATATGAGAGCAGAAGCAAAGGTAGTCCAGATCACGGACAAGCAAGTTATCAGTCGTGGTACTTGTTGGGATTTGGAGAACAATGTAGCTACAGCATTTGAGGTCCGTCGCTCTATTGTCGGTAAGGGTGGAAAGCGCTTCACTGATGATATGATTACAGTTACCGGTAATGCTGCAAATGCTATCGCTTATCGTAATGCGGTGTTCTCTGTCATCCCAAAGGCAATTACCGATAAGGTATATCAAGCTGCTCAACACTTCATTACGGGTGATTTGTCCGATGAAGAGAAGCTTGTTGCAAGACGCAAGAAGTGTATCGACTTCTTTAAGGATGAGTATGGTATCACCGAACAGGAGGTTGTGATGCTCTGTGGTAAGCAGACGGTCAACCAGATTAAGGCAGATCAAATTGTCCTTCTTCTCGGTATTACTCAGTCTCTCACTGATGGTGACACAACAGTCGACGAACTGATGAAGCCATACCGAAAGGAAGAGAACAAGAAGAGTATCACCGCTATGGCCGCTGATGCTGCAAAGACTGACGCAGCCAAGAAGGAGGAAAAGAAATGATTACCGATGGCATAGAACAGCGTTCGATTTCGTGGTTCCGTAGTCGCGTCGGTTTTTTGACAGGTTCTAAAGTCGCCGACATCATGAAGTCTGGCCGCAAGAAAGATGAGATTTTCTCCGAGACAGCTAAAGCGTATCTGTTTCAGGTTGCCGGCGAACGTCTGTTTAATCCAACCTTCTTGAATGATGACGGAATCTTTCAAGATTATATCGACCAAGTATCTGTAAACACCAAGGCTATGCAGTGGGGAGCAGATCAGGAGGATGCAGCCAAGTCTCTCTGGATGCAGATGAACTTCCCGGAAGGTGAGATTGTTGAGCTTTCTTCCTGCAAACACGATACAATCCCTTACTTCGCGGCTTCTCCTGACGGCGCAATCTATGGCCGTGACGGCGAAGACCTCAAAATTATCGAGGTCAAATGCCCGAACATCAATACGTATATGAAGTACCGAACCCTCATCCATGATGCCACATCGCTCAAAGAAACCGAGCCGAAGTACTACTGGCAGATGATGGCTGAGATGAGCTGTACCGGCGCCAAAGGTGGAATATTCATCGTATATTGTCCTTGGCTGTCAAAGCCTATTCACTGGGCTGAGATAGACAGAGTAGAGGATGATATCAAGCTTATGGAAGATAGAGTAATCCTCGCAAACGATTTTATTAACGAAATCATAAATAATTAAATGGCAGACATAACAGGAAAAATTATCGCAGTGTTGCCGACAAAAAGCGGAACATCTGCAAGAGGAACACAATGGAATTCGCAAACTGCGGTCATCGAAACACACGAGCAGTACCCTAAGAGGGTTGCTTTCGATGTACTTGGTGACAAGATTACAGAGTTTAACTTGCAGGTTGGTGAGGAAGTGACAGTATCATTTGACATCAACGCGCGTGAGTATAATGGAAAATGGTGGAACTCAGTGAATGCTTGGCAGGTAGTTCGCCAGGGCGGTCAGCAGGCTCCTATGCAGGGTGGTTATAACATGAGTCCTCAGGTAGGCGCACAGGCGGCACAAGCAGCACAACAGGCAGCTATGGCCGGAGCACCAAACCCGATGAATCCAAACAATCCGTTTCCTCCAGCCCAGCAGCCAGGAACACCGGCAGGGCAATCTGACCAACTCCCGTTCTGACCTGGCATCCAAGCTGAAACTGATTAAAGATACATTTTACGCAGAAATAGTGTATGATGTATAACACGAAGAATCCTCTTGAAGTGCAGAATCTCAGACTGAAGATAGAGAAGCTGATTGAAAAGCAGAGTATGGTAGAGGTCGTAGAAAAGAAGGCAAAGACACTTCAGCAGTTGAAGTACCTTCATACGATTCTCGCTTACTTCGGCTTGCAGACCGGCAACACTCTAGATGAAGTCAAGACCTGTTACTTCAAGAGGATTGTCAATAGAGACTTGTTTGTGCGACAAAAGCACGATGATCTGCTCGGAACAGATAGGGAATACGTAATATCGACTGCAAAGCTTACGAAAGAAGAGCTGTCTGAGGCTATCGAACGTTTCAGAAACTGGGCTAGTAACGTAGCCGGCATATACATTCCCTCTTCTGAAGAGTATATAGCGTTGCTCCATATCCAGCATGATATCGAACGAAACAGACGCTACCTGTAGTGGTCGTTGAATAACATTCATTTTTTATACAATGGATTCTTTTAAGATTAGCAAAGAACAATATTTCGATTTGATGAAACTTGACAGGGTAAATGCCGTAAACTTGTTTCTTTATCTCCTTGCAAACGCAGATGATAACGGAACATTGATTGTTAGCATCCGCAAGATTTCGAGTGAACTTGATATAGGTTTGCGGACTGTAAGAACCATACTTAAAAAGTTGTATGCTACGAATATAGTGACACACCAAGTGACACACAAGGGTAGTAGTGTAACTGTCGTCAATATAGATTGTTACAAGATTCCGAAGCCAATAGGTGACACACCAAGTGACACACTAGAAGTACGAAAACATGCATTTGGCGAAAAGCTTATTCCGTACATGGAACAATACGGAAAAGCGCTTATTCGTGAGTTCTTCGATTACTGGACTGAGCATAACGAGAATGGTAAGAAGATGAGATTTGAGAAAGAAAAAACTTTCGAGATTTCACGAAGACTTGCTAGGTGGAGCAAGAATAATAACAACAATAAGCCTTCGAAATCAAGTCTTCCGGTTGGTATGAATTTACAAAATAGTAACAATAGTGAAAGATATAAGCTCGACGATAGATGGAACAAATAATTGATAACGAATATTTCAGAAACCTCGTATCTCAAATGCGAGATACTGGTTACCCGCAAGAAATTGACAGAGTACAGATAAGCATTCCTAACGCAGAGAAACGTTTGCGTGGAGGCTTGCAATATGTAGTAAATATGAAGTCTGGATGCAATGCAGAATGGAACGAACACAATTACCGCCCCATTGTTGATTGGATGACAGACAACAAAGGAAAAGGGTTATTGATGTTCGGCGGCTGCGGATTAGGCAAGTCGGTAATCGGTATGTATATCCTTCCTCTTCTTATTAAAGATGTTCATCGAAAGGTGGTGAACATATTTAATGCGCAAGAGCTGAATCAAAAGATTGACGAAATCCTCAAGCTACATATTATCTATATTGACGATATTGGTACAGAGGACAATCTGAACTCTTATGGCAACAAACGTATGCCGTTTGCAGAGCTTTGTGATGCAGCAGAGAAAAAGGGAAAACTACTCATACTTACAACAAACCTCAGTATTGATGAGCTTACCCAGAGATACGGAGATAGGGTTGTTGATAGACTGATAGCGACAACGAAAGCTGTTCCTTTTATTGGTGATTCTTTAAGAAAGTAATTATGGCGGACGTAAGTAAAATGGCAGAGGATTGGCTTAACGAGCATCCTGATGCCACAAAGAAAGAAATATGGATGGCTGGTTATTGGAAATCAACTGATAACTGGTGCAACCGAACCAAGTAAATTTAGAATTATGACACAGGAAGAACGTATTGAGAATGCTACCACTAAACAAGCGGTAGTATTCATAGGAATCTACTCTTGGGTTATCATAAGAAACCTAGGAAGAGCAATCAACAAGGCAGTTCACAAGCTGCCTTGGTTGTTCATCGTGATAACGGTAGTAATATCATTCATCGTTAGCTTCGTTTTCATCTCTAAGGCTAGAGCAGAGCGAGATAGCTATAATCAGAAGCTAGTACACGCAACACAGCAGCTTGATAGCTTCTATGCTGCATACGGAAACATAAAATCAAAGTAATATGGACGGAATGGTAATCAATAATTTGTCTGCACAAGTAACTACAGAATGCGGACTGCTGCAACAAGAACTTCTCAAATCGTTTGTTGAGGCTAGAAAACAAAGAGGTATTATGGAAAGCTTAATGCAAAGATTAGCGGCAAAAAAGATGAACGCGATAAGAGATATGTATGAGAACGTTCGTGTTACACATAAAAAATTTGGCGAGTGTGGTAGCGACTTTTATATTGATGCAATCGCTAATGGAATTACGTTGACTCTAAAATATTACGTTAATAGGATTCCTTTGGACGGTTTATCTAAGCACGACAAAAGTGTTGCTAAACGTTATAATGAATGTGTGTACAGTTACGACACAGCCAACAATGTATCGTCTGATTTTAAGACATTCCATCCATTATACGGTTTTACTGGCAGTTGTTATTGGGATTTTTCTATTGATGAAATTCTCGAAAGCGATTTCTTGACTAAAGGTATTCGTATTGTTAGTGAAGCGGATAGCCCATTTGATATTTTTCTCAAATAGTAGTATATGAAAAAGTACAAACATACAATAATAATGATTCTGCTTGTAATAGCAGCACTCATCGCAGGTTACGGTTTCATCTGTTTTATGGTTGAACACATTTTCCTTTCGCTTCTGATGGTGTTCTGTATCAGTTGCGCATTGGCAGTAGAGAGGGAGGTGTAGGATATGGAGATTTGGAAACCAACCCCTATGGCAGGTGTCAAGTGGCTTATTCCGAGGATGTACACTTTCGATGATAAGTCGCAGTACAAGACGTACAGGATACCTTGCAAGTACAAATACTCTACAGTAGAGGTCAATGCAATCCTTCGCAAGGTCAAGACGTTCCTCGCAACGTATGTGTATATCCCTTGCGTCATCTCCGATTGGTACTTAGCCAAGCTTCAGGGAGTGATGGAACACAAGAAACTCTATCGCTTCGAGGCTAAGAGAAACCTGGAGGAGATTAAGTCAATAGTAAGAAAAATCATAAAAGGATTCGATTCAGACTTCTGTAATGCCGACTACTTCAACGAGCTTTCTCTGTCTTACATTGATGCAGTATCTCCAGATATGGAGAAGTTTCAGAAATTCATAGAGGTCAAGCTCGCTAATCTTGGGCACAAGAACGTCAGCATACCTGCATTGTCCTACATCTGCTTTCAGATGCTCTGCGAAGGCTTCGTGAACTACAACACCATAATGAGGGGAGCGAAGACTGACTACGACTTCGACTTCACAGAACTGTTTAATTATCTCTGCCCAGAGCTCGCTTCCGAGAAAGCAAAGAAGTTTATGGTGTCAAGAGGTCTCTCCGAGGAGTTCGTCTTGAAGTTCAACGAAAAGAAAGAGGTAACTGAGATGTTCGCCAACATCGAGCGTATCTTCATCGACCAAAAGATGCAGAAGAATGCCGCCAAGTCTGCGTTCGATACATTGGACGAGGAAACTAAAGCCAGTATGCTTTCTGGTGGCGATGAGATTGAGAAAACGCTCAACGAGATTGAAACTAACAACTTAAAGAAGAAGCAAAAATGAAAAAGATTCCACAGCTGTACACAAAGAACAGTAAAGGTCGCTATCAAGAATACAAGATTCCTGACCTTGATATATCGAAGACTTTCTATAGAAAGATAAATGGGAAGTATGAGCCTGTTAGTATGCTCTCGTATAGTCCTCTAGAAGAGGGAGTATGGGTAGTCACTCGCGAAAGTTCGACAATCGAACATATCCGTGGCACTTATCTTCGTGAGTGCTTCCATCTTGACAAGGCTGCCGACATTGAGCGTTTTCCTCTTTCTAAGATGGGGCATATTCAGAAGGTTGCTGAACGTATCATTGATGAGCTGAGGCTTGGTAATACAGACACTAGAGTCATGACAAACAATGAGCTTATCAAGTTGGTAGTCGGGCTTGTTTACAAATACAACGAGGATGTATAACTATGGAAGATTTACATGTTGGAGCAGAAGTCGTGTTAAAGGTAGTTGAACACGAAGGTTGTGATAATTGTTTTTTCTACGAGATTGCAAGCAATATTAATGCGGATATTTGTGAGCGAATCAAGTGTGCTCGTATCGAGCGAAAAGACGGAAAGAATGTTCAATTCATAAGAGTAAAGTGATTATGATAGACGATAAGAAAATAGAAGAAGCTGCATTTGATTTATACAAAAACAGCAAATTAGATTTTGTTAGCAGTGAATCCGTTGAAGGATTTAAAGAAGGTGCTAAGTGGGCTATCAGTGAGTTTTTGAAGAATTTATGGCATGATATCTTTAATGAGCGTATTCCTCCCGGCAAAAGGGTTATAGTTGAATATACTTTTAAAGGTGGCATATATTATAGGTCTATAGAAATACCTGGAGATATTCAATGGGTTAGAGGGTTCTCTTGTGAAAAAAGATTAAGGCGTTGGTTGTATGTTGATGATTTATTCCCAAAGGAAGGATTATAGAATTGCGTTTTGATTATGAAAGAGTTTAAAGTTGGAGAAAGAGTAGTCTTGGAGATTACTGAAACCGAGGAAGAAACTTGCTATGGTTGTTTCTTTTTTGGCAATAGTGCTTGTGAAGTTTGGAGGAAATACCCATGCGGTCCTAAACTACGTAAGGATAATAAGAATGTAATCTTTGAAGAAGTTAAGGAGTAAAGTGTATGAGCTACGAATCAAGAAGCAGATGTAAGGAAAGACAGATTACATCTTGTGGAATTTGTCCTTTAATGTTCAAGTGTCCTTATGACGAAGATGAGGATAAGTATAATAATCATCGTGAAAAGTAAATCGTATGGCACAGAAATATATAGTTGGTGACATTGTTATGTATAAAAACAGAATACATACAATTATAGATACACTTGGGTTAAATAACTATGAGTTATCTTATATAAGACATCCAGTAAACCGAGCAGAGTTATCTGGTGTTCCTCTTACTCCAGAGATTCTAGAGAAGAATGGGTGGAAGGATGATGGCTACGATTGGTATAGATTCCCAACAAAAAGAGCTTATCTGTATATAACAAAAGATATAACAACTTTGGGTGAGTTCTTGGTGTGTGTAGGTCTAGACAGACATAATCTTGCTAGTATTAACTTTGTTCATCAGTTGCAGCATCTTTTCTTTGGTCTTGGTATTAATCACGAAATGGAGGTGTAGGTATGGAAGTAGTAAAAATAACTAAGAAAATCTACAAAGCGATAGGGTGTGAAGAAGGACACTTCTTTGGGACGTTTGCTCATTTTAAAGAGTTGCGTGAGAGGTCTAATTTGTCAGTACAAAAGACTTGCTTTTGCTGTGGGCACAAATTCCAGCCAGAAGATTTTATATCTTTAGCGTGTTTTGACAAAGGCTTGGGAAACAAATTTCTTTGCCAAAAGTGTAAGGATATAGCATTTAAAGATTTAGGTGATAAAAATATTTATTTACATTAGTGTTTAACCGCCTTCGGGCATAAATTTAAGAATATGATACAGAATATAATAAAAAAGGTGCTACGTAAGTGGCTAAAGAAGACAGTCTATAGTATAGATTCACCAATAACCAATAACATAGCACGATTTGAGTGGGTTTACAATTCACCTCTTCATCAGTGGAGAGATAGAATCTGGGTTGTCAATCATTGCCCTTTCAAACAAAAAGAAGGGTATGATAAATGTCTAAAAGAGTATCTTTACAAGTAACTCTTTTCTATCAAATCTTTTAAATCATCAAGTTTAACTTTAGTTGCAAAAGTTTCACCTGTTGAAAGTTTGATACAGCAAACATCGTCTTCTTCATAGAATTTAACGATGTGGTCAGGATTGATAACACACATGTATGTGCAATCTTCTGACATTAATTTAATTAAATGCTTCATATCGTTTTTATTTTTAAAATTAAGCGGTATGAAGATAATAATATTTTTTGAGAAGCAAGCAAACAAAATGATATTTTTAAAATTAAGCACTTTATTTTATCATCGCTTGCTTCTCATTTAACCATCCCTTATGGGATATAAATAGATAGTAATATGAGTGATAAGGTAATCACCTCGTACAAGGGATTCGACAAGAATATGCAATGCCGTGGATTCCAGTACGAAGTTGGAAAAGAGTATGAAATGGACGGTGAAATCAAGTGTTGTAACCGAGGTTTCCACGCTTGCAAGTCTCCAATGGAAGTATGGGACTACTACGATATACTTAACTCTCGCTATGCAGAGGTAGAACAGTCTGGTAAGATTGAAGAAGAAAAAAATTCAACAAAGGTATGTTCTTCTCGTATCAAGATTAAGGCTGAGCTGAAGCTTGCAGACTTCATTAATATCGGTGTCGAGTGGCTGAAAGATATTACATCACCATCTAAAGTTAAGACAGATGGTGCGTTGAACGGCAACGGAGACAGAAAGAAAAAGATTGGTTCAAGCGGTTACTCTGCTAAGATTGGTTCAAGCGGTGACTATGCTCAGATTGGTTCAAGCGGTGACTCTGCTCAGATTGGTTCAAGCGGTTACTATGCTAAGATTGGTTCAAGCGGTGACTATGCTCAGATTGGTTCAAGCGGTGACTATGCTCAGATTGGTTCAAGCGGTGACTATGCTCAGATTGGTTCAAGCGGTTACTATGCTAAGATTGGTAGCACTGGAGAAGACTCCGTTATTATGTGTGCTGGCAATAGTTCCAGAGTCAAAGCAAAGGTAGGCTCATGGATAACGCTTGCAGAGTGGAAATGGAGCGATGAGAAAAATCATACTGTTCCAGTATGCGTTAAGACAGAGTACGTTGATGGAGAGAATATCAAGGCTGATACTTGGTATCAACTTAAAAACGGAAAGTTTGTTGAAGTAACAGAGTAACTAACCACCCTCTCCTTGGCAACAGGGAGAGGGGAAATAAGAAGAGAAAAGTGTTCTTTGACTTAGTGGATTACCGCAAATAAATTTGGAGATTACAAATATTTTCTGTATCTTTGCAGCGTTTTAAAATATAAATGATATGGCAAAGACTAAGAAGATTACAGTTAAAGATGTTGAAATCTCTGTATTATTAAAGGGAGATGAGAATGACTATATCTGTTTAACGGATATGACAAAAGGATTTGATGGTGGAAGTAAATTAATCGAGAAATGGTTGAGTAACAAATCTACTATTGATTTCCTTGGAGTTTGGGAGAGTATGAACAACCCTAATTTTAATTCCCCCGAATTCGGGGGAATTAGAAAAGAGACGGGAAGTAACAGCTTTTACATTTCCATCTCTGAATACGTTAAAAAGACCAATGCAATAGGAATATTTGCAAAGGCTGGTAGATATGGTGGTACATTTGCGCATAAGGACATAGCTTATCATTTCGGAATGTGGCTTAGTCCTGAGTTCAATCTTTTAGTTATAAAAGAATTTCAAAGATTGAAAGAATCTCAAAGCAATCCTCTATTACTGCATTGGGATGTAAAAAGATTGCTTTCTAAGGTGAATTATGCTGTACATACTGATGCTATTAAAGAATGTATCATACCACAGTTGACAATAGAAGAGACTAAACGTAATATCACAAGCAGTATTTATGCAGGCGAGGCTGATATGCTTAACCTTGCATTATTTGGTTATACAGCGAAAGACTGGGAAAAAGCTAACCCAGTATTAGCTAAGAAGGGGTTGAATATGCGTGACACGGCTACAATTAATCAGCTTATTGTACTATCAGCAACCTGTTGGCGGAATTAA